GAATGTCAGAACTTGAATTTTCATGAACTTGATAGTATAATTACAAGAATAGGTAAAAACAGTAAAATTATATTTTCTGGAGACTATACACAATCTGATCTAACTAAAGAAAATGATAAAAAAGGTATTCAACATTTTATGAGAATACTTAAGTGTCTAAAAGAATTTACTGCTATTGAGTTTGGAATAGAAGATATAGTAAGAAGTGACTTTCTTAGACAATATATCATAGCAAAGTATAATATGCAAAATGACGGAAACTATTAAAGTATTAATAGATCATATAGATCCTATTGAAGGAATTAAAAATAATATTCTTCCTGCGATAAGACGCATAGATTTGACACTAGAGTCTAGATTTCCTGACTTAAATATAGAATATTATCCTTCATACTTTGTAGATAAGGTAAAAGGTAAATGGATATATCCTATAATAATTAGCAATCTTAATTATATGCACTGGCTTTTTCAATATCAACCAGCTACAGTATTTGAAGATAATGAATACGATAAAGACTCAAGTAGTGATATATTTTCTTTAATACCTAATAAAGTAGCAAAAGCATATAAACAAGGAAATGGTATAATAATGATTTTTATATTTGAGCCACTTCCTTTAAATAGTAGTATAGAAAATTTTAAAAATATATTAGAAAGTAGTTCTATATATAAAAATATAAGAATACTTAGTCTACACTACGTAAACTGTGTTAATTTTATACCAAGTTGTACAGCAATATGGACAGACCAATTAGATAATTTTAGTGTAAAAGGTAGAAAATATAAACCTAATTATTTAGGAAAAGAAAATAATAGATATTTTTCTTGTTTTTTAATGAACTATAAAGAATCAGACGAAAGAAAAAAATTATTATTGTTTTTAGAAAAAAGTAAATTTTTATCAAAAGGGTTTGTTACAGCGGAGCATAAAGCTAAAAATCTTTCATATAATCAGATAAAGTTTAAAAGTTCAAATCTTATTTTTGAAGACTTAGATATAGAAGATACTTTAAATAAAGTAGAACTTAATATTATCCCAGAAGGAGAATTTAATAGCCCAGGTGAACCTTATCTTGCAGAAAAAATTTATAGATGTTTTAAATATAAAAAACCTTTTATATTTATAGGTAGAGCAGGAACATTAAAATATTTACGTAAGCTAGGTTATAAAACTTTTAGTCCTGTAATAAATGAAGAATACGATACAATAGAAAACTCAAATAAAAGATTAAAATATATATTTACAGAGATTAATAGACTAGTTAGTGATAATATAGATATACAAGAATTAAAAAATATTTGTGAACACAACTATGATCTATACTATAAAATAATAAATGATAGTAATAAAAGATTATATAGAGATATAGTAAATGATTAAATCAAAAAAAATTATTAACGTATTGATAGATAATATAGATCCTGAAATAGGAGTACAAGGTAATATAACAAAAGCAGATGATACTTTTTTTCTTATGGATCACATATTTCCTGAAGCAGAAGTAGTATACCATGCTTCAGGTGAACTAGTTGATTGTCGTGTACTAATACCTAATTGGATATATCCTATAGTATTGCATAATCTAACTTTTCTTAATTTCATGTTTGACTGGGGAGATTCTAATAGAGATTTACTATCAATGTTATCTACTAGAGTACGACATCAATATTTTTCAAATAGAGGAGTAATAGTATTTTTTATTATAGAACCTTTTCAAACAATGGATCCTAGTAGTAATGATTTGCATAATTTTATACAGATGATAGAAGGGAATCCTAGATATAATAATATAATATTTCTAAATCTACACTATATTGATTCTGATAATTTTATATTTACTAATGTATTAGAAAATACCATGGAAAATTGGGGACCACTAGATAACGATACAATAAGTAACAATTTAGAAAATTATAAAGACAGACGTTATTGTTCTTTTTTAATTAACTATAAAGAGAGTTCAGAAAGATTACTACTATTAAAATTTTTAGAAAAATATGAATTACTAGATAAAGGTTTTGTATCTGCAAACAAATATGAATGTGATAAAATATTTAAATCATTAGATATTAAAACTACTTTTAATAAAATACTGCTAAATATAATACCAGAGGGTAATTATTACAGAGAAGGTTATCATTTTATAAGTGAAAAAACCTATAGATCTTTTAAACATAAAAAACCTTTTATATATTTGGGACAGTATGAAAGTTTAAAGTATATAAAAGATATAGGATATAAAACTTTTTCTCCTATTATAGACGAATCTTACGATAACATAAAAGATAACAAAGTTAGATTAGGAAGAGTGTGTACAGAAATTAAAAGATTAATGGATAAACCACTAGAGGAGTTTGAAAAAGATATGAAAGAATTAGAAAGTATATGTGAATATAACTATAATAAATACTTTGCTGACAAAAAGTTATACAAAGATAAATTTTATAAAAAAATATATGGAACAAAAAATGCAAGTTATAAACAAAAACTTTGATAATAAAACTTTAAACTATGATCATGACTGTTATCCTTGGGATTTATGGGTATTAGAAATAATACAAGAACTTTATCCTTATGTAACTAGTCTTGAAAATATACATAATGAAGTGCCTACTAGAGAGCTTATACCTATAACAGATATGGTACAAATAAAATTAGGATCTCCTAAATATGCTAAAGAATTTGATGCTTTTGCAAAGACTTATATAGCCCCTATATTAGACGGTAAAAGATACTTAATTAAAAGACGTCCAACTCTTAATTTAGTAGTCCCTAATCAAGAAAGATTAGGTAGAAAATTACCATTCCATCAAGGTATATTTTATAATAATGGCAGAGGCCAAGGAACTATATGGATGCCATTGACAAAAACATATGATACTAATTCTATGTATGTAGTAGCAACCAGAGAATCAAGAAGAATTACAAAGGCATTAATAAATAATCAATGGAGTCAAAAAAAATTTGAGGATGCGTGTCTAGAAACTGCTTACCCAGTAGAGTTAGATATAGGACAGGCACATCTATTTCATCAAGAAATTATACATGGTAATGTAAATAATGAAACTGGTGTAACTAGAATGGCTATAGATTGGCATATATTAGTAGAGGGAGAAGAGTTTGGGGGTAGAGTTCCAGGAGGATTTTTTAGATTACCTAATGATATAGAGTATACTATGCCTAATCATAAAAATGATATTTGTATAGGATATATAGGTAATAATACAAAGTATGACAAGCATATTCCTCCTAACTTGCAAAGAGATGCAATGCGAATTTTTTGTAAAGAACGCAATATACCAAATAATATGATGCAAGTTGAAAATGAACATCTATACTGGATGCCCATATTAGAAGAACTAATTACATCAGAAGTTGACGTTATAGTTATGAGTAGCATATATTCGCTTCCTGATCAAGTAGATAGAAGAATATATTTAATGAATCTAGCTCTAAAAAATAAAGTTACTATATGGTTTGTTAATGAAGAGTTTTGCTTAAGCAATGAGTCAGAAAAAGAAAAAATTAATACATATGTAAATTTTGGTTATAAAAAGAAAGGTTGGTTACCTTGGGAAACATAATATTAAAAGAAACTAGTATAGATTATGATTTATCTTTTATTTATAATATTGATTGGTCTAGTTATAAAGATTGTTTAAAAGATATGATGCTAGAAAAATTAAAAGACTTACATGCATCTTATGGTGGTATGCCTACTAGCTACGTAAATGAGAATACCACAGTATATCAAAAGTTTTTTGATAAAACAGAAATAGACTATGATATATTAAGTCACCAAACAAATATAGATATATACACAGTATCAATAATAAAACAGAAACCAGGCAACTGTATACCTTTACATACAGATAAATTTTATAAACTAAGACAAATAAAGCCTAAAGGAAATGCTGTTAGAGCTAATATCTTTATAGAAGATTGGGCAGACGGTCATATACTACAGTTTGGAAACGAATTAAAATGGAATTGGAAAAAGAATACAGGATGGATATTTAATGAATATGTTTCTCATTTATCAGGCAATTGTGGTATGCAAGATAAATATACCCTACAACTATCAGGATTTTTAAAAAATGACTATTAAATACACAAACTTACCAAATAATAAAAGTAAACCTTTTGGCGGTGCATTTAGTGTACATGATAGAGAACTAACTACTTATAGAGATGAAACTATAAGAATGTTTACTGTAAATGATAATTATACAGAAAAAAACGCAGAAATAATAAAACAAGAGTTTCTTCAAACATATAAACAATGGATGTTTAGCCATTTTCCAAGAGTTAATGGAGTAGAGCAATATACTCATATGTGTTTTACACAAGGAACCACAGAATCTTTTGCACAGTTTTATATAAGATATAGAGATGATCATAGATTACGAATAGCAAAAGGTGATTATTTTTATCATCAAATGATGAAATCATTATGGTATAGCAATAACTTTGCTTGGTTAGACGATGAACCTATTAAAGAAGGTGATGTAGTATTACTAAGTGTACCTTTTGCTGATACAGGTGCAGTGCCTAATGCTCTTGAAAAAATATTGTGTGATTGTGATAGACTAAAAGTACCTGTTATGTTAGATTTAGCATATATTAATCTAGCAGTAGACATGTCCTTTGACTTATCTCATCCTTGTATAGAATATGTAGTATCTTCATTATCTAAAGTGTTTCCTATTGAGAATCATAGAGTAGGTATTAGATTACAAAAAGAACCTTTTGAAGATCAGATATATGTAATAAATGAATATAACTATAACTATATCAATCTACTAAGTGCATATCTAGGCACAGCTATGATGAAAAAGTTTTCTGCTGATTATGTATTTAACAAATATCATGAAAAACAACTAGCAATGTGTAAAAAACTTGATTTAGTACCTTCCTATTGTGTATATTTTGGTCTAGACTATACAGGACGCTTTAAACAATATAATAGAGGCGGTAATGGAAACAGATTATGTTTTTCAAGAATATGGGATGGGAGAAAAGAATATGAGTTGTAATAACGATTGGGATCAATTAGAAGAAATTATAGTAGGAACAGCTGACTATTCTAAAATACCTGAGCTTAATATAAGTATTCTAAAGTGTATGTTCCCAGAATATGAAGAAGAATTTCTTAAGTCAAGTGGTGCAATAGATTTTCACCCTAAACGAATTATTGATGAGCAAAACGAAGATTTAGAAAAATTAAGTGATACCTTAAAACAGTTGGGAGTAAAAGTTCATAGACCAGATACTAAATATGCAGAAGCATATACAAAATCTCCTACATGGGAAGGTAAAAATTGGCAACATTACTCTCCTAGAGATCTAACACTAATTGTAGATGATATGATCATAGAAACACCTACACCTTTATGGAATAGACAATTTGAAACATGGGGATATAGAGATATATTTACTAAATTGTATCATGAAGGATATTCTTGGATAAAAGCACCTATCCCTATTCTTTTTGATGAAAACTATAAAGAAGATACTGATGGAGTACCTTCTTTAAACAATGAAGAAATTCTTTTTGAAGCAGCTAATTGTGTGAGGATAAATGAAGATATACTTTACCAAATATCTAATACAGGAAATAGACTAGGTGGAGAATGGCTACAAAGGATTCTAGGCGATAAGTATAAAATTCATATAGTAGAAGGTTTATATTCATATGCTCATCTAGATAGTACTATTCTTCCTGTTAGAGAGGGATTAGTAGTATATAATGCAAGTAGGGTAACTCCGGATAATGAACCTGAAATATTTAAGTCTTGGGATAAAATTTGGATTAATGAATGTTATACACCTTCTGAGCCTCCTTATGGATTTCCACTATGGGGAGCTAGTGAGTGGATTGGTATGAATTTTCTTAGTGTTAATCCAAATCTTGTTATAGCAGATAAAAAACAAACAGAATTACATGAAAAGTTAAATGCTGTAGGTATTGAAACTATACCCTTAGAATTGAGACATGATAGGATTCTTGCGGGAGGCTTTCATTGTGTGACTTTAGATTTAAAAAGAAAGAGAGCCACATGATAGATGGCATACAATAAAAGTAAAGCTAAAGGTTCTGCTTATGAACAAAAAATAGCCACACTATTAAGTAAAGAGTTTGATGTAGAGTTTAGAAGAGTTCCATTATCTGGGGCCATAGATTATCTAAAAGGAGATATATGGACACCCCATGATACTGCATGGTGGCCCTATTGTATTGAATGTAAACATTATAAAGAGATTCAATGGAATAATCTATTAACTTCTAAGACTACTAATATATTTGGATTCTGGGAGCAAGCAGTTCGTGAAGCAGAAGTAATGAAAAAGAAACCTCTATTACTATTTAGATGGGATAGATCTAAAGATTTTGCTGCATACGATGACGATACAGAAGTTGATGACTATGTAGAGATTTCATCTTTTGGACACAAGTTTAAAATATCTAGATTAGATGACTGGATTAAAGCAGTAAAGAAAGCTGATAAGTTACCTAAGTATAGGGAAGAGAAGTGACATAGCTATTGCTAACTTGTTTTATATTTGTTATATTTATTTAT